CTTGAATCTTGATTTCTCCAGCAGCAGTGATTGTCTCGGTTGCTACGCCGAAAACCAAAGGATCACCAGCAGCAGTGCTCATTGGAGCCGTTACAACAGAACCGCCAAGTCCATTTGTCTCATCAGACAGGTCAAAAGCGACCCATGATCCCTTGGTGATTGCTGCGGTTCCATGAAGCGTGACGAACTTCTTAGGAAAAAGTTTGACGCCATCGACGCCATCAATCTTGTGAACTGCCATTTTGTCCTCCCTCTTTTGACTTTATGGCTATGAAAAAGGGTGAGGGCCGACATGACCCTCACCCAAATGGTTGACTAGAACGTGTCACCGTTGACTGCGAGACCGGAAGAACCGAGGTGCTTCGCGATCAGCTGGCCACGGCACCGAAGCTTGGCGGCACGGACGTCGTACTCACCAGACACGGTCTCGAAGTCGCTAAGGTCGAAGTAACCCTTAGGATCCCACAGAGTGTAGATGTCGTTCATGTTCAGGAAGTAGAACGAACCTTCGACTGCGCCAACGGTAGGCATGTAGTACTCGACGTCGATGGGCACACCTTGGAAGGTAGTGCTCATCTTACCGCCGTCCAGGCTCTTCTCGTCCATGTAACGCTCAGAAGCTTGCAGAGAACGCTTGAGGTTCTTGAAAGCAGCGCGTGATGCGAGGATCACGTTGGGCTTGCCTTGAGCGCTAACAGCCTCGATCTCAACCATGAGGTCGTAGAGGCCAGCGAGACCGTTCGAGTTGAACGAGTCAGCGATGTCGAAGAACTGGTTGTTCCAACCTGTCTTGGAAGAGAAGGTCGACTTGCTGACGCCACCAATGGACGAGTCTTGAGAGCCACTACCAGCAGCAGCGTTCTCGAGGAACCCGTTGGCAACATCGGTGCCGATGCCGTTGAGGCTGTTCCAGTCGTCCCAACCGGCGACGTTACCTTGAACCATTTGCTTGACGTACTCGCGCTTGAGAGCGTTAGCAACGGAAGTGACGCGGTTCTCGAGAATCGAGAGGATTGCGGCATCGCCTTGGTTGGTCATCTCTTCTTCGCTGCTGATCGCGATGGGGCGAACAACGTGAGCGAAGTCGTAGACGGCAGGTTGGAACACGTCCGAGACGCTCAGGTCGATGCGCTCGTAACCAGTCTGAAGACGGGTTGTGTTGCTGTGCTCGCCGAACCCAAGAGGTTGAACGATACGAGTTCCACCAGCTTGTGTTGGTCCACCTTCACCGTGAATTCGAGTTTGTGCCTCGAGAAACGCGGTGCTTGTGTAAATGTTATCGCGCCATTCCTTCATCACGATGTGCATCGTGGTCGAGAGTAGCTCGTTACCGATGGTAAGGGTTGTAGTTGCCATTATTTTCTAATGCTCCAATGGGGGAAAGGTTAACGGAGTGATTGGGAGATTTTTCGGGCTGCTTCAGGATTAGCTGCCAACCATTGTGAAATGGCGTAGGCACCCTTCTTTTTGACATCAGGGGGAATCTCTCCAGAGGAGGGGTTCCCACCCGAAACAGCACGACCAATACGCCGTGCAGACTGTTGACGAGCTCGCTGCTCCTGCGCTGCCCGAGCTTGTTGCTGGGACATCACACGGCGAGCTTTGACGATTTGGTAAGCGTCTTGCGTCGAAAGGGGGATTCCGTCGTTGGCACGAGACCGCACCAGGTTTGCAACATCCTTCTTGAAAGCATCATTCCGCATTTCAGGATGTTGATCGACGAACTCAAGGTAGTTGCTCTCGCGAGCCTTGACATCAGCTGCATGCTTCATCGGCTCGAGGATGGCTGACATCCCCTTAGCGATTCCACGCTGGATTCGGGCCTCAACACCCTCTTCTGTGAAGATGTCAGGCATTTCGCCTTCTGGCTGAGTCAGAAGCTTTTGCACTTCTGGATCATCTACGAGGCTTGCAAACTCAGCTTGCCGCTTAGCAAACTCACGCTCCATCTCAGCCAGGTGACCCTCACGCTTCTCGATAGCAGTCTGGAGTTCCTCCATCTCTGATACATGCTTCTCTTCAGCAAGCTTTCGATCAACACGGAAGTTGTGAAGGATACGTCGAGCCGTGGGTGGGAGATCCTTGATGTGATCTTCAGTAATCTTCTCGTAGAACCCATCATGCTGAAGTTCTTCGATCTCACCGAGTTCCGCATCAAGCGCGTTGAAGCTGCTTGGCTCAGGCTCAGGTTCCGGCTCAGGAGCCACATCTTGCTCGATGACCTCACCAGAAGGAGCCGCATCTACAGCTTCCTCTTGTACAAGATCAGACAAATCACCAGTGTATTGTTGCTCGTCAACTTCGACGGCCTGCGTATCGTTCAGTTCATCCACGCGAAATCTCCATCAGATTCGGAAAAAGTTTATCATTAAAATAATAGTCAAACAACATTATGCCATGTTTGCGGCAAGATCTTGCTCATCCTCATTGAAAAATCCAGGTGGTGATGGGTCAGACATGGGCTCTTCCATTGCGCCCTCACCGCCTACAGGTGCCTGCATTGCCTCGATGAGCTTCTTGTCCTTGGACATCTTCTTGAGCATGGATGTTGCCTTTCGCAAATCTGCGTCAGTCATCAAAGACTCAGGGTCAAAGCCGTACTTATCGACGAAGTCCTCTCCCAACAGACGAAGGCTCTCAGCGATTGCAACCAAGGTCATGTACAGTTCTGCGGGCAGAGCACCCTCGAGCTTGGCACCCTTAGAGTCCATCTCAACTTCGATATCTGGGATGTCTTGACCAGAGAGCTTGTCGAGCGTCTTGTTGAGTTCCTTGAGCAGAGTCTTGACTGCGTTCACCGAGTAGGGCTTTTCGGGCATCGGTGCAGTAGGCTGCATTTCGCCCATCATCTCACCTTCCGGTGCCATATCTGCAGGGCCTTCATCCCCTGGCATTTCTTGTGGCATATCTGCAGGAGGAGCTTCTCCACCGGCCATGCCTTGTTCCTCTTGTGCGTACAGTTCAGGAAACTGAGCCTTTGCTTCTTCGTATCCAGGCTGTCCCTTGTAGGGCAGTTCCATTCCGGTGTTTGGTTCGACGGGCATGATGATCTCCTTAAAGATTGATTTGGCCTTTATCGACAGCTTTCCTATAATCCAGAAACTCTGGAGCATTATCAAGTCTGTCTACATAATCGTTATATTCTTTTTCTTCTCGATCTCGACGATTATCAAACTGAGAAAAGATCTTATCTTCATCGAGATCATTACCGATGGGCGTAAGGCCTCTTTCTTTACAAATTTGACGACGGTGTTCCTTGTTCTTCAACCATACACCGAGTCCTCGATCAAAGTAAGGGAACTTTTCGTGGAATCTGTCGATTCGCACTGATGGTTTCCAGCCGGTGTTTTCTGACCCACATTTTGTGCATGGCGTAGTGTCTTCGACTGCCTCACCTTTACCGTGATCAATCACCCGCTCGAAAACGCAATCGCAGTCTCGACACTTGTATTGGTGAAGAGAAAGGCCTCTCTTGTCCGAACTGTACGTCGTGATGTGCTTCGCGTCGTTGGATTGATGCTTCGACGGTGAAAAGCAGTACTTCGCCTTGTGGTCGCAGTTTTCGCAACCAATTTCTGATGGTCGATCTGATACGCGGAATATCTTGTCTTTTTCCCATCCGCAGTGACCGCAACGAAAGCTATACAGTGGCACCCTGTTCTCCAGTAGAAAGAATCTGAGAAATCATTTGACTCTGTTGTTCAGGGGGAAGGGTTTCAAGCTGGTCCAAGACCTGATTCATTTCTGCGTCGTCTGCGAATATATCACGCATTGCCGCGATTGCTTCTTGCGGGGGGAGTTGTGCAAGGTCAGACAAGTCAGGTGGGGCCTGACCAGCTGGCGGCGCTCCAGGTGCTTCAGCACCCTCAGGTGGAGGCGCTGCCTCTTGTGGTGCCTTTTGGTCCTCACCCTCTTCTGCCATCTTAGAATCAAGTTCGTCTGGATGAAGATCCTTAGGCAAGTTGAACTTCTCGGCCATTGTCTTCATGTATGTACGAGCCATGAAGCCCATTGGACCACCTTGTTGGGCAGTGTTCCAAAGTGCAGTGTAAGGCTCGAGTAGACCAAGAAGGTTCTGTTGCTGGACTGCTTCGTCCATAGGTGCGCCTCCTCCCTCGAGGAATGTCACACCGAAATCTGCGTCCAAGTCTTCCACAGATACATCAACGAACTCTCTACGATCTCGAAGAACCAAGACATCGGCTTCGACCTTGCCTTCTTCCTTCTCGTCTTTCTCATATCCTTCGATAGAGTCTTCTGAGATGTATGGCTGTTGCTCAGCATCATCTTCCTGCTCTTGGGCCGCAGCAAGTTGTTCTGCACCAGATGCTTCTTGATCTTGTTGTTCTTCGCCATCGACTTGAATCTCTGGCGCTTGTTCGTCAGTAGTCGCACCAACCTCTGCAAGCTGAACGTCTTGATTCTCGTAAGCTCCGGCAGAGTCGCCCAAGTCTTGCATCGATGAGATCAACGCACGCAATACAACCTTGAGAACTGCTGTAAGCCACTCATCCTTGATAGATGCGTGCATACCGAACTCAGACTCGGTGTACTGCTGTACAGCTTGAACTTCGAACGCTGTTGCCTTGGTTACGATTCCCCTAGCGGATGGACTCAAGCTCAGGTTTCGATCCAAGTCGTTCTCTACCAGCGCCATGTAGCCGTCGATATTGGAACTAATCGGGGTGTTCTGCAGCGGTACGATCGCGTCGGATATAGGTCGGTCGTAGTCCTGCTCCAACTGCAGGATCAATCCGTCGTGACCCTCGGTAAGGTCCGTCATCTCATCAGCACCAAAAGTACCCTTACGAGTGATGTACTGACGGGTATCTTTACGAGTAGCCATCGCCATGAACGATCGGTAAGAGTTGAGCTCTTGGATCTGAGGCAGGATACGGTCTGCATGCGCCAGTCCTCGAAGTGGGTACTCAGGCTCATGGTTGAAGATCAGAGGGACAATGTGAGCCATGGGTCGGCCATCAACCTCTGCGAAGGGCAGAGGGCCAACATACACCGGCTTGTGTGACTTCTTTCCTTGTCCCAGCACGTAGATTTCGAGTCGACCTTGGTACAGGATTCCAGGATTCTGCTTGTCCTCGTATGTGTCTTTCAGATTGCAGATCTCGAGAACACGAACAAAGTTTGTGTTGTCCGACTGATTCTTATCTTGCTTAGGGTACGAACGATTCTTGGCACTGCCTGAATCCTTGCCAGTGTAGCCAACACGCAGGAAGTCGTCTCTGTTGGTGCCAGCCAAATCGGTGAGTCCGTATTCCTCTTCGACCTCTTTTTTTGGTCGATAATACACATGGCCACGGAATCGCTCATCCTCAGAGTCACCAACGTCTGAGTCCAACACCATTTCCCACCAAGGGATGACTCGCATCCAGACTCGGTCCAACGGGTTTCCACGACCTGCGTAGTATCCAACCTTTGCGCCACAGCCTGGATACAGGAGAGCTTGACGCAGTGCGGTCATGATCCGGTGATGAATCCTACTAGACTCCATGAACCGATTCAGGGCCAACTCTGCCTTCATTGAATCACCGATGCCATTTGGATCAGGCATGACGATTGCTCGTTGAGAGCGGGGATACAGTGAAGACATGTACGAAGTGATGATGCCAAACAGTCGGTTGACCTCGACGTTGATCTCATTGTCACGGGTCTGGTGCTGTTTGCCCGTGTAGTTGCGGTGACGAACGTGCTTCCAATAGTTCGTGGTGTAGCACGCCTTCGTGAGGGCCCACTGGTTGCGCTTGTCGCGCATCATCTTGTCGTGAGCACGCAATTGTTCGTGAATGAACTTCGGAGGTATCTGGTCTCCGCTGTAGTCTCTGTCTTGGTATTTATCGTATTCAGCCATTATCGAAGCTCTCTTTTATTCACGAAGGGATTTCGGTGTGCAACATAACGCCTTTTATAGTTTAACGGTGGCAGCTTGGCCGTAGGCATACCCCGACGGCACCACTCGGCCATCATTAAAGCATCTGCGTGGTCATCATGGTAGCCATCTTGGCCCTCGATTTTACCGTTAGCTTCGCGAACGTGCATCAGTTCCTGAACAGTAGTGTCATCATTCAACGTCAAACCGTCACCGTTTACGACTTGGCGCAAGTGAGCATATCCCTCTTCTTTTGATCCTCTTGAGGTAGTCCAGTATGTCGGAGACGTGCTGGGCTTCTTGCCTCGAGCGGAAGGTCGAGTCAACAATGGG